CAGATGGTAAGAATCCGCAGGATAAAGGCGACAGTGCCAGACATGGTATACCAAAAGGTGCTACTATGGCACAGTTAGAAAAAGCTGCCAAGGCACCGGGACGTAAGGGACAACTAGCACGTTGGCAGATAAATATGCGTAGAGGACGTAAAAAATGAGAGATTTAATCACGATCATAGAAGCACTAGAGCAAGGGTGTCCACCAGCTACACAGGATATCAGTCTAAATCTAAAAAATCGCCAGAAAGCCATAGATGAATATCACTATGGTCCGCTTAATCCCAATGAACCCAACGATGAATATTGGCAAGAACTAGCAGACAAGTGGAATACTGATGACATTGAATCAGTTAAAGAAAATCGCTGTGGCAACTGTGCGGCATTTGACATATCTGAAGACATGTTAGATTGTATAGCCAAAGGTATAGGCAGTGAACCAGGATCAAATCCCATGGATACAATAGACGCTGGTGATTTAGGCTACTGCAAGTTCCTTAAATTTAAGTGTGCGGCTAAACGTACTTGTGATGCTTGGGTCGAAGGTGGACCAGTCACGAAATGATATTATTTAAAAATTGTGACTAATTGGGACTTCTACGTTAAGGAATCCTATGACATAGTTCGCAGGGCAGAATGCGAGCTTACAGTAAATTTGACACATGAACTAGAAGCTTATCTGGTACACATGTGGGCACACTATCTGGACAAACCAAATGTCAATACTGAACCCGTCTGTATCAAATTATTAGAAAGCACACACAAACCCTTAACACAGCGCAAAGAAATACTCAAACAAGTAGGTGATGAGTGCCTACTGATCAACAGCATGGAGTGGGGTCTTAGCCGTTGGCCAAGTTTATATTATTATAGTGATATGGGACAAATGGCATATATAAATAGGGCCTTTATAGTAAATCCTCCCGATGACTTGTATGACAGTCTCGCATTAGAATTTCAAATAGCTACTAAAATACTACGTAAATGTAGAATAAAATGAAAATAAATTTAATATTGTCAAGAAATAATTGGACCAGTTTCCATCAGATAGCATTTACTTCATTGTTTGAAGATTACTTTACTATATATTATTTAGAAGATGGCAATATACCCAATCAAAAAGATTCATTACTTATAGCCAATCTTGAAGCTACAGACCCTTGGTACGATGATCTGTGCCAACAAGGATATAGATTAGTAATGGATTTGTTATGGGGTGGTAGTCAACTTGATGTAGGTAATGCATTTAAACTTAGTTCTCCAAATTGGTTTTGGTATCATGAATCTTTACTTTATTTGCGAAAAGGTTATAGATTATATATACCTAATAGGACTTATACTAAAAAAGCATTGATGCCTATGGGGCAGAGAAAAGAGTCTATGGATCTGTTGTTTGATCATGTTTCAGAATTTTTAGATGATTTTATATATAGTTATGTAGAAAGACTAGGAAAAAGATTGCCCAATGATGCCGCAGACAATTTTTGGACAGATGATCCTACACAAAAAACAGGAATAAATCAGAGATACTTTAATCCAGAATGGTATGACCAAACATATTTTAGCCTGGTAGCAGAAACCACAATAGATAATTCATTTCCTATACATATTACCGAAAAAAGTTTTAAACCGATCGCATTCCAGCATCCTTTTTTACTTTGGGCACAATATGGAGTATTAGCTCATTTAAAAAATTTAGGATTTGAAACATTTGAAAATTTATTTGATGAAAGTTATGATTACGAAACAGATAAGAACAAGAGGTTATCTAAAATAATTGATAACGTAAGATCTTTAAAGTATATTGAATTTGATAACATTACCAATGATAAAATACATCACAATCATGAATTATTCTTTAACATGAATGTGATAAAAACCAGAGTTAAACATGAAATCGTAGATCCGCTTACAGATTTTTTTGAAAAACACTAGACACGCATATATAATTATAGTATAATTAATTTTTCAATCAAGGAGAGCCAATCATGGCATCAAAAATGTTTTCAAGTGAACAAAAAGCCAAGTTAACTCAATTAGTTAACGAAGGTATTGCTGTATTACAAGAAGTAGAAGATCTGAGTGCAGGCTTGAATGATACTGTAAAAGCAGTAGCAGAAGAACTAGAAATCAAACCAGCTATCCTTAAAAAAGCGATTAAGATCGCTCAAAAATCAAAATTAACTGAAACCAATGCTGATCACGAAGTATTAACTGATATTCTTGAAACAGTTGGTCGCACAGTTTGAAAATTGATTGGCAATCCACAGCTAATTTTATTAAAAGAGATTGGCACAGTCATCCTGTTAGACTATGTTTAGAAGTTTTTAATTGGTTTCTAAACATCATAGTAGTAGTTACATTTGCTGCCACTGTGCCTGACGTGCCGTTCTTAGTTGTTTATCCATTGTTCTTTTGCTGTTTGGCTATTAGCATGTATTCAGCATTAAGCCGTGGGAGTTTTGGATTATTCATGACTAGCCTAACTATTTTCTTAGTTGATCTTGTGGGCTATGGCAGATTGCTGTATAATTAATAGAATACCGCCCACCCCGGGCATGAAGAGTGTGTGTGAGCTAGAAGTCGCACAAAAAGGAAAATATGAGTTACGTAGACGCATTGTTCGATAGAACAAAAGATCGCATTTACATCGTTGAGCGTGTGAATGGACAGAGAGAATATCAAGAATTCCCTGCCAATTATACATTTTACTATGATGATCCTCGCGGTAAATTCCGCACTATCTATGATACACCTGTATCACGCTTTAGCACACGCATAGGCAAAGAATTCCACAAAGAAGTTAAAATCAATTCAGGCAAGCGTATCTGGGAAAGTGACATCAATCCTGTATTCCGTTGCTTAGAAGAAAACTATCTAGGCAAGCCTAGTCCCAAACTACAGACAGCATTCTTTGACATTGAGGTAGATTTTGACCCTGTCCGTGGATTTTCAAAACCAGATGATCCATTCAATCCCATAACTGCTGTATCAGTTTACCTTGATTGGCTAGACAAACTAGTAACCATGGTGGTGCCACCTAAGAGCATGAGCTGGGAAACTGCTGAAGAGATCGCCCGCCAATATGATAACTGTTTCTTGATGGAACGTGAAGAAGACTTGCTTAAAACATTCTTAGATCTAATAGATGATGCAGATATCCTAAGTGGTTGGAATTCAGAAGGTTTTGATATTCCTTACATGATACAGCGAACTAATCGCATGCTGAGTAAAGACGACACACGCAGATTCTGCCTATGGGGTCAGTTTCCTAAGCAAAGAGAGTTTGAACGCTTTGGTGCTAGTAACATGACATTTGATTTGATTGGTCGTGTACACATGGACTATATGCAACTGTATCGCAAATACACGTATGAAGAACGCCACAGTTATAGCCTAGATGCTATCTGTGAATATGAATTAAACGAAAGTAAAACACAATACGAAGGCACGCTAGATCAATTATATAACAAAGATTTTTCTAAGTTCATTGAGTATAATCGTCAAGACACTGCGCTATTACACAAACTAGATACTAAACTACGCTTCTTAGATCTAGCCAATGAGTTAGCGCATGATAATACTGTGCTACTACAAACTACCATGGGTGCTGTAGCAGTCACTGAACAGGCTATTATTAACGAAGCACATCAACTAGGTATGATCGTACCAAATCGTAATCGCGATGAACAGTTTGACACACAGGCAGCAGGTGCGTATGTAGCGACTCCTAAAGCAGGTATGCATGATTACATTGGAGCGATTGACATTAACTCACTGTATCCGTCGGCTATTCGCGCATTGAACATGGGTCCAGAAACTATCGTAGGGCAACTGCGTCCTGTGATGACTGAACATTATATCAATGAAAAACAAACAGGAGGTTCGTCATTCGCTGACGCATGGGAAGGTTTGTTTGGATCTCTAGAATATACAGCAGTCATGAATGGTGAAGTAGGCACAGAGATTACTATAGATTGGGCCAATGGTACCAGTGATGTCCTAAGTGCTGCAGATGTTTGGCGACTCATCTTTGACAGCAATAAACCTTGGATACTCAGTGCCAATGGTACTATCTTCAATAATGAACGCAAGGGTGTTATCCCAGGCTTGCTAGAGCGTTGGTATGCCGAACGCCAAGATATGCAGGTTAAGAAAAAAGAAGCAACTACAGATGAAGATGCCGCATTTTGGGATAAACGTCAGTTGGTTAAGAAGATTAACTTGAACAGTTTGTATGGTGCTATTCTTAATCCTGGTTGTCGTTTCTTTGACAAGCGTATTGGACAATCAACTACATTAACAGGCAGGACTATCGCTCGTCACATGGATGCATACATAAACGAATGTATAACAGGTGTGTATGATCATACCGGCGAAGCGATCATCTATGGTGATACAGACTCGTGTTACTTCAGTGCGTATCCAATGGTCAAGGCAGATGTTCTAGCAGGTAAGATGGAATGGA